GGACTAATCGTCTGACGGCGGCTGGTTACGATCCTTCCGTAATACAGACTCGTGTTAATCAGCTTCTTAAATAAGGAGGTCCGTGAATGATAAGGTTCAGTCACAAGGGAGACTTCTCTAAGGTTACACGCTTTTTGGAGAGGGCAAAAGAAGTGGTCCATCTCGGAGACCTCGACAAGTATGGCCGAGAAGGGGTCGCTGCTCTTGCGTCTGCAACGCCTGTCGATTCCGGTTTGACCGCCAGTTCATGGTATTACGAGATTGTAAACCGAAATGGATCTGCAAAGATCACATTTTACAACTCAAATATTCAAAATGGGGTTCCAATTGCGATCATTCTGCAATATGGTCACGGGACTCGCAACGGAGGCTGGGTACAGGGTCGAGATTACATCAATCCTGCTATCCAGCCTATTTTCGATAAAATTGCAAATGAAGCATGGAAGGAGGTTACGAAGCTATGAGTAAAACAATCGACGAAAGAGTCGTAGAAATGCGGTTTGACAATAAGCAGTTTGAGAGCAATGTTCAAACCAGTTTGTCCACCATTGAAAAATTAAAGAAAAGTTTGGATATGGACGGCGCTACAAAAGGTCTTGAAAGCATTGACAGTGCTGCTAAGAAAGTCGATATGTCGGGGCTTGGCTCTGCGGTTGAA